ATCGGGAAGATTTTCCCTGAAAATGGCTCGGCCAAGCATTATTCGGACTAAAATGGATTTATATGACTCAATCAAATGAGATCGCCCGAGTTAGGGACGAATCGGCTTACCGAGGTGTGGTAAACCCTCGAATTCACACAAAACTCACCGATTTACCCTCTCACGGCGAGCAAATGATTAAGTTTTGCGAAGAAATAGGCTTTGAGTTGCTTCCTTGGCAACAATGGCTCGCCCATCACTCGCTTAAATACAAGTCGGACGGCCGATGGGCTCATCCTGTAGTGACCTTGCTGTGTGCAAGACAACAAGGAAAGAGCACATTTATGGCGCTTCAAATTTTATTCAGAATCTACGTTCTCAAGGAAAAGTTACAAGTCCACACAGCCCACAAGCTCACAACCTCAGCCGAGCTCTTTTACAAGATTTACGGAATTATCGAATCAACTCCCCGACTAGCCGCCGAATTCACTAAGAAGCTAGAATCCAAAGGATTTCAAGAATTACAGTTCACCGAAGGCCGTCGATACATAGTCCGAGCCAATAACTCAGCTGGTCGAGGTATTGCCGCACCTGAAACGATTCATCTCGACGAAGCTCGCGAATATAAAGATGAAGATGTCTGGTCTGCCCTGCGTTATACCCAAATGGCTAGCCCTAATCCTCAAATATGGGTTTACTCCAATGCTGGAGATCAACACTCGATAGTCTTGAACAAATTACGCGAGCGAGCCTACGCCGCAATACACGGCGGCTCTGACGATATTGGCTGGTTCGAATGGTCTGCGCCTAACGGACTTAAATTTGATAACTCACCGGACTTTTGGCTAGGTGTCTGCCAAGCTAACCCGTCACTTGGTTACACAGTTCATCCCGACAATATCCGCGCCGTATTGTCAGATCCCGAAGATATTGTGCGCACAGAAGTCTTATGTCAATGGGTCGATACCATCAACCCTGTTATCAGTCCGTCACAATGGGAGAGCTGTAAAGTTGAGGGGCTTCGGCTCAACCCTGAGTCTGATACTTGGTTGGCTGTCGATCTCAGTCCTGATAGAAAACAAGCGGCATTAGTAGCGAGCCAAAAGTTAGAAGGCGATAAATTCCAAGTCATCCTCTTGCAGACTTGGCATAACCCTTCTAACCTTGACGATAAGTCTTTGGCTAATGATTTGGCGGAATGGGTGCGAAAGTATCCCGTCCAACTAGTCGCCTACTCAGCCCGAACCGCTTCGGCCGTTGCTGCGCGATTAGCACCGGCAGGAATCAGAACTGAGCCAATAGACGGCCTTGATTATGCGCAAAGCTGCGATGAGTTATTGGGAGCAATCTCATCCCAGCGGTTAGCTCACTCGGGACAAGATGAGCTGACTAAACAATGCCTATCCGCCGTCAAACTACCTTTCGGTGACGGCGGTTGGGTAATGGGTCGCAAAGTAAGTAATGCGGTTATCTGTGGAGCTGTTGCGTCGGCTATGGCGACTCACTACGCCACAAAAGCCAATGATGGTGTTGATATTGTAATTGTGTAGCATACACCCCTTACAATTCTGAGGTAATGGGTGCTATTAGAGATTTCTTCTTTCCACAAGTAACCGCTGTTCGGGTTGATAAGCCTTTGGACGTTCAAGCCGCGTTAACACCGGTTCAAATCACCGACTCGGTTTATAACATTCTCGGCGGCGCAACTAATTCAACTCGCCAACTTGCGATGAGTGTGCCGTCAGTAGCTCGCGCTAGAAATATCATCTGCGGAACTATCGGCTCATTACCTCTCACAACTTTCAATCGCATTACTGGCGAATATGTCGATCCGCACAGAGTAATCAACCAACCAGATCCTCGCGTTGCTGGCTTTGTAATTTATAACTGGCTCGCTGAAGATATTTGGTTATATGGTGTCGGTTACGGACAAGTTCTTGAAATGTATGCCGCTACTGATGGCGGTCGCGTTCGCGCTTGGACTCGCGTTAGCCCAGATCGCGTAACAGTTGACACAAATTTTAAGAATACAGAAATTACCGGATACAAAGTTGACGGAATGGCAGTTCCGCTGACTGGTGTTGGTTCTATCATTCGCTTCGATGGCCCTGATGAAGGATTACTTCATAGAGCTGGCAAAACAATTGCGGCGGCTGTCTATTTAGAGAACGCAGCTGTTAATTATGCAAAAGAACCAGCGCCTTCGATGGTTCTTAAATCTAATGGCACAAATTTAACTGCTGAAAGAATTTCATCCCTTCTTAGCGCTTGGCGGACTGCTCGTCAATCTCGCTCAACCGCTTTCCTCAATGCCGACGTTGATTTGAAAGAATTTGGTTTTGATCCTAAGTCATTACAACTCGCAGAAGCCCGTCAATACGTCGCGCTTGAATTAGCTCGCGCTTGTGGAATCCCTGCCTATTTCTTGAGCGCCGAAACTACTTCAATGACTTATTCCAACGCGGTATCAGAGCGGCGCTCACTAGTCGATTTCTCACTTCGCCCAATACTCAAAGCGATTGAGGAAAGGTTGTCGTTGCCGGACTTTGTGCCTAACCCAGTAATGACGCGCTTTGCACTTGACGATTTCCTACGCGGCAACGCTTTAGAACGCGCTCAAGTCTATGAAATCCTAAATCGTATCGGCGCTATGAGCGTTGAGCAGATTCAACGAGAGGAAGATTTAATTCCAAATGAAAATTAAAATGCCGATGGTCGTAACCGCTGCCGACACAATCAAGCGCACAATTAGCGGAACTATTGTTACTTGGAACGAGCAAGGTAATACCTCAGTTGGCCCAACAGTTTTCGCTGCGGACTCAATTGAGATTAAACCTGTAAAATTGCTATTGGAGCACGACCGAACTCGTCCAATTGGCAAAATGGTCGCTCACGAAGTAACGAAGAACGGAATTGTGGCTACGTTCAAAATCGCTAACACTATGGCCGGAGAAGATGCTTTAATCGAAGCCACCGAAGGATTAAGGGATGGCTTTAGCGTTGGCGCACAAATTAACGAATGGGTTAACAACAAAGGCGTTATGCAAATCACTAGCGCAACCCTCGACGAAGTTTCATTAGTAACTGATCCAGCTATCGACTCAGCTCGCGTTAGCGAAGTCGCTGCATCAGAGAACGAAGCACCGAAAGAAGATTCTGCTCCGGCAACCGCCGAAGTGGACAAAACAACCGAAGGAGAACAAGTGTCAGACACTACCGCTCCTGCTCCTGCCGTAGAAGAAGCGGTAGAAGCAGCTAAGGTTGAAGCCGCTGCGCCACGTCCAGCGTTCTTCACCGCTCCTCGCCTTGAGTTCACAAAGGCGAAATACCTCGAGAACAGCGTTCGCGCTAAGGTTCTCAACGATGACGCTGCTCGCCAATACGTTATGGCCGCAGATGACACAACAACTAACAACGCTGGTCTTATCCCAACGCGTCAGTTGACCGAAATCATCAACCCACTATCAAACGCAGATCGCCCAGCAGTAGATTCAGTATCTCGCGGCGTTCTACCTGATGCTGGAATGACTTTCGAAATTCCAAAGATCACCGCTGTCCCAACAGTCGGCGAAGAAGCTGAAGAAGCAACAATCGACGAAACAGGAATGACAAACGAATTCCTTTCTGTCACAGTTAAGAAATACGCTGGCGGACAAGAGTTCTCAGTCGAACTTCTTGATCGTTCTTCACCTGCGTTCTTTGATGAACTCGTTCGTCAGATGGAATTTGCATACGCAAAGGCAACCGACGTAGCAGTTATCGCTGGCCTTGTTGCTGGCGGAACTGATGGCGGAAACCGCACACTTGACGCGTCTGGATTCTTGGATTTCGTATCCGATGCTTCAGTATCCGTTTACAAGAACACTCTTGGAACTGCAACAAACATTCTCGTTAGCCCAGAACAATGGGGCAACATTATGAACCTTGCTGATGCTGGCCGTCCGATTTATCAGAATCTCATTGGCCCATCAAATCAAGGTGGAGGCCTTTCCGGTCAATCAGTTCGCGGTAACGTTCTAGGTCTCAACCTACGCGTTGCTCGTAACCTTGCAACCGCAGCTCCAACTGGCGATAACTCAATCATTATCGTCAACCCAGATGCATACACTTGGTATGAATCAAGCCGTTTCCGCCTAGAGACCAACGTTGTCGCAACAGGTCAAATCAAGGTTGCTTACTACGGCTACGGCGCATTGGCTACAAAGGTCGGCGCTGGCGCATACCGCTGGATGGTTGCTTAGTCCAACTCAATAGTTAGGCCCTGTCCGCTCCCGAGCAGGGCTTAACCCCTTAGAACGAAAGGAAGGCGAGATGCCAACAATAGTCACGGCTACAGAGCTAAGAACGATTCTTGGCGTCTCGTCATCCCTATATTCAGACGCTTATTTGAGCGACATTGTGGACACAAGTGAGAATCTAATTCTCCCAATGCTCGTCACATTTCAAAGCAAAATTAACAAAGTCAAACTAGAAGATAATGTGGCTTATTTTGAAACTGCCACAATTCACGAATTTACTCAAGGCCAATCCGTCGTAATTACTGGATGCGGATCTCCCTTCAATGGCACTCACACAGTAACCGACGACGAAATTACCGATTATGTATTCACAGTCGCAATCACTAATGCTGACATATTGGAAAAGAACATTATCCCAGCCGGAAACGCTGCGCTCTCTGGATTATCAACCTACGTCGGCAACCCTAACGTTGAGTCTGCCGTTTTGGCTATTTCTGTCGAAATCTTCCAAGCCCGAACCGCAGCTGGCGGATCAATCGAGGGCATCGACTTCGCCGTAACTCCTTATCGTCTTTCCAAAAACCTTCTCGCTAAAGTAACTGGCCTTCTTGGGCCTTACCTCGACGTTGAGACAATGGTGGGTTAAATGCCCTCCACAGTTTTATCTTCCATTCGGACACCGCTGGCAACTGCACTCGGGTCAGTTTCGGCCAACGTTTATTCATATGTGCCTGAAGCTGTGCAAGTTCCAGCGGTTATTCTTGTGCCGGATTCGCCTTACCTAGAACTCAACACAATTAACGACGCAACCATTCACGCAAAGATTAACCTA